TATTATTCTTTTGATATATATGTAAATTACACTGCAGATATATTCAGGATTTCTTCTTCCAATTTTGTCTTGGATGCGAATGTACTTCGAGCTCTAAACTCGAGTTATGCAGATTTTCAGGATTATAAAGATTTGATTTGTACACACTTGGAATATTATTTTTGTTGGGATCGATTTATATTCAAAGGTTGCAAACAATACTTGTCCGTGTTGGTAAAATATAATGATCAAATTTTTATTGTTTTATACGAAGAAATCGGCAATAATGAACAAAAGTTTTTGGAAAAGTTTTGTGTGTATACAAAAAATTGAAAAATATTTTACAAGATTTCTTAAAATCTAGAAATGATAATACGATTTATATTTATATTTTTTTATTGCTGCAGAGCTGCTGCGTTTTGTCCAAATGGTATTCGAACAAAAAAGTATTTGGTTAATTACATTACCAAAGGGAATTATAATTATTATGGAAGGTATGTATCTATTAATGATTTACGACAAGAAGCGATTTTATCAATGTTTAATAATAGAGATGTGGTTAAATTTCCCGTTTATAAAGATCATGAAATAATCAAAAACATGCATCGAGAAGTACGTCGTTATGGTAACAAGCAAACTAAATATCAAAAGAGAACTAGCCAACTGAATGATTTCAAAGTAAATTTATATTATGAAACAAATACAAATATACAAGATTTCGTAGTCAATGATTCCAATCTTGATAATGTTGAAAAAAAAATTGTTTCAATGCTTCTAGCGAATAAAACTCCAATTGAAATTATGGATGAGTGTAAATTAGTATTTCCTTTGTACAAGAAATATATTCACGCGCTCAGACGAAAACTTCAATTTCGTTCCTCTTGGTCGACGACTTGATTGCTTCGTGATAGAATATTGTAATCATATTCGCCTGCCTGAAACGCTTCTACAAAAAGCTTGATTGCAAGCTCGTGATCAAATTCAGAACAGCAAAACAGATCGATATAGGCTTCTTGTTCTTCCCAAAATGTATGACAAGTGCAGTGTGACTCTGCCAATACATATACCATGGTTGCACCGAATGGTTTAAATTGATGTCCAGCTTTATTGACAATCGTGACTTTAAGTGTTTCTAAAATTTTATCCATAGTTTGTTGTAAAATCGACAAATGTTTTAATGATTCCACATTTTTGATTTTTTCCAACTGCAAAACAAGATGCTGATTTTTCATTTCTTGAATTTTATATTTTAATATAAAATTTGTTTCATTTTTTGATCTAAAAAATGATTATTTTTGTACCTTTAAATACATTTAGTATAGGATGATTAATTTACCTAGAGACTTGCAATGTTTTATTTACGAATATGATTCTACTTATCGAGAGTTATACACCAAAATTTGTAAAGATATACGAGTGTGGAAATGCGCATTGATAAGAAGTAGTCGTGAAAAAAAGCGATTCAGCGTTGAATTTATTCTGCTAAAGGATGGAATTCGAAAATTTGTAATACAATACAAGAATCAAAATTTTATTATCCAACTGCCTGTCGACTATCCATTTTCAATTCCAATTGTATATAAGGATGGGTTAAAACTTTGTCCTTATGAAAATTGGTCTGGTGCAATGAATGTTGAAGCACTAATACGAAGCTATGAAGTCGACAATTATTGTTTAAAGGCTTGCAAGGCTAACTAATTAAAATGGATCCACTTATTCACGAATATACCAAAAATGCAATACCTGAAATGACAGAAGTATGCCCTGCCATATTTCCCCCAGAAATTTATAAAAATTGTGTGTCAACCAAAGTTTTTGAGTTGGATCAAAAGTCGACCTTGCAAACTAGTTATGCTTGCTCATCTCCTAACTTGCTTGCTAATTTTGTAAAAATAGCTCCTGGAGATGATCTTGTCTTAGTAGCAAACTGTACTTCCCATTTATTTTATGTAATTGCAGGAAAAGGAGTTTATTGTAGTTCTGATTTGTGTTCTTTGTGGAATGAAGGAGATTTATTCGTGTTGAGTGGGCAAGATAGCATTCATTTGACTTCGAGGAGTTCCGAAGACAGTGTGTTATATTGGATTAATGATTCACCTTTGTTGGAATATTTAGGTGTCAAGTTTGCCAAGGCTAAATTTACTCCAACATTTTTTAAAAAAGATTTGTTACTAGAAAATCTAGAAAAAGTTCGCCACGATGTCAACAATCACGATAAAAATAGATTGGGAATATTATTGAGCAATGCAGATACAGAAAGCTCCACGAAAACGGTCACGCATGTTTTGTGGTCTTTGTTAAATGTATTGCCTGCCAACACCAAACAACCACCTCATAAACATAATTCTGTTGCCTTGGATCTTTGTGTATCAGGCGGTTCAGAAAAAGTTTACACCTTGATGGGTCCTGTATTGGATAAAGACGGATGGGTTAAAAATCCATTGCGTATTGATTGGGAAACGGGTGGAGCATTTGTAACACCTCCAGGATGGTATCACTCTCACCATAATGATTCGGATGTAGATGCTCTTGTGTTGCCGATACAAGATGCAGGGCTTTATACTTATCAGCGAACTCTAGATTTGACTTTTTCAAAGCCTTGAACCAAAAGCTAAGTAGCTTTATAAAATCTAAACACCGGTAAAACATCGTTTTTAGAATTATTTAAAATCCACCCGCATACTGTAATGTATATTCTCTAGCATTTTGCATATAAGTTGCTTGATTTTCCATGTAAATTTTTGCAAGCTCTGGAACAAGTGGATCGGATGGATTGGGGTCGGAAAGAAGAGAACAAATGGAAAGTAATACTTTGGAAATCGTTAAAGCAGGTGACCAATTATCTTTTAAAATATCTAGACAAATTCCTCCTGAAGCGTTAATATTCATATGATAAATTCGAGTTGAAAAACTAATTTTGGGTGGTTTATAAGGATAATCTGCTCCAAATTTAATGTCAAGTTTAAATATACCACCCTCGTAAGGTGTACCCTCAGGACCAATAATTATTGCTTCCCAAGCGAATAAATCATCCCCAACTGGACCACCAGAGCAATTGGCAGGTGGATCATTTAAAAAATCTCCATGTTCTTTATTTAATCTTTTCAAGGCCATTTTTTAAAAAGTTGATTCATTTCATGAATTTTGATCAGTTTTTGTGAAAGCTAATAATTCTCAATTTTCTTTTTGCAGTCTTTGCTGCATACCAAAACAGTTTTATGATTAACAATAGCTTTAATCGCTTGTTGATGGCCGAATCGGCTACCAGTCACAGGGCATTGATACATTTGAGAATCTATTTTCTTGGCCAAAATTACATAAAAAACAATGACAAGAATAATAATAACAAGTAGTAAAATAGTGGTAATTGCTTCGTGAAACATTTTTTTATTTAATATAAAATTATATTAAATACAAGTAAAATATGAAAATTTATATACTTTTAATCATTATTATCGTAATCCTAATTATATTTGCTTTTGCATATAAATCAAAAATTAAAGAATATTTGTTATTCAAAAAATTAAATAGTGCAATTGGTCAACAAGTAGAATTCGTACAATCAAATGAATGCGCTGATAATCAACAAAAAATTTCTGTCCTTATAATTGAAAAGAAGGATTTTATAAACAGTCTATGGTCAAAAGGAGAAGTTGGTCTCGGGGAAGCCTTTTCACGAGGATCGTGGAGTTGCAATCGTTTGTATGATTTTTTAAAACTCTTGATCAAAAATCAAGACAAATTACAATCCTATCGTAATAAGATATCGTATAATACGCAATCATCTAAACAAGATAAAAAAAGCATTTCTCATCATTATGATGTAGGTAATGACTTTTATAATATTTTTTTAACCGATTCCTTCCAAACATACTCTTGTGCAATTTGGAGTCAACCCTCTGAAAAAGAATCCCTAGATGCGGCACAACAAAGAAAGATTGATATTATTATTCGGAAATTAAATTTGCAACCAAATGCGCAACTACTAGATATTGGATGTGGATGGGGAAAAATCGCAGATTATGTGTCCAAACAAACTGGAGCCAATGTTACAGGTATTACTCTATCAAAAAATCAACTAGACTATGCAAAAACACTTCCCAATGAAAATTTGAAATTTTTATTAAAAGATTATCGTCACTTGCCAGATAATATAAAATATGATGGAATCTATTCAATTGGTATGTTGGAACATGTTAGAGGTCAAAATTTTGACTTGTTTTTTAGTACAATTCACAAAATACTACAACCAGGAGGCAAATTTGTCCTACATACAATTATTTCTGGTCGCGAAAAAATGGATCAAAAAAATGCTCTAGATTGCTATGTAACTACACATATATTTCCCAATGGTCAAATACCTCACTTAAATTGGATAGAAAAGGCAGTGCGACACAACAAAATGCAAATGCAACATGTCGAATATTTTGGTGGCCAGCATTATGCTGAAACATTAAAAGTTTGGAAAAATCAAATGATTCGTAAGTCTGACAAAATATTAGAAATGGGATATAATGAGAGTTTGCTACGATCCTATGAATACTATTTTACGATTTGTGAAGCTGCATTTAGAATTGGAGATTTACATGTTGCCCATATAATAATTGTTAATTCACCCGAGTTGCAAATTAATTAAAAGAATCCAAAAAAATTTGCATCAAAGACACTACATGATGGTCATCAATATTTGAATCCAGCGACAAGATCTTGTTACAAGCCGCATCATCATCCAAAATAATATTCGCATGATAGGAGCGACCCATACGACCTACACGACCCATAAGTTGGTACAAAATCGCAATCGACTCCTTCTCGGCAAATTCCTTGGTGATAAAAACATTCACTAAATTAGGAAGATTTGTACCAAACACAATATCCTTGCATGAGCAAACAAAGAATAAATCCTTGTATAGTGTCATTATAAGGGTTCTCTGATAGGATGTCATTTTAGACTTGTCATAAAAACCAATTCCAGATGCTAGCATCAACAATTCATCGTCGCTAAAAGCATCATTACAAACATCAGGAAGTACATTGGCGGTTCGTGGAATAAATTTTGCGGGGACATTGGTCTCTCCAGGATGAAACCGAAGGTAATGCTCTTTAGAATTCAAGACATATGGTCCTGGTAAAGTTACAATCGTCTTGGTCTCTGCGATTTCCGCCATTTTTCTTTCCATTTCTAATTTTGAAAAGTTACTATCGCGGCCTACTTTTGCTTCGGCTAGTTTTTCCATTTTCTGTTCAACCGCTTGACGATTTTTCATTGTCTGGTTCACAATCGAAGACCAGCGAATCTTATCATCGTACAAATCGACGGATGCTTCTCCTAGATGCTTGAAAGTATCGTTCGAGATGAACAATGTCTTTCCTTCAAACTCGGATGTTTGTGTTTTAAACACTTCCAAGCGGTTTGGTGCAGATCTAATTGTTGGACGATAGGACAAGAAAAGATCCAAATGTTGGAAATTTTGAAAAAGCCAATTCAAAACATCCCAGGCATATTCTACAACCTTGCTATTCTGAATTTTTCCAATGTCGGGGAATCGTGTCATAAAATCAAGTTGACAAGGACCCAAACATGATTCCAAAGTCTTGGCCCAATAATAAACATGCTTTGCGGTATAACAACGGCGAATACGAGGATTAATTTGCATTTCTACCAATAGTTTTTGAAGATCGTCTACAGTCTTGACAAGATGATGTGGCATACGAAGCTGCCCACATTGATCAATCACCGCACAAGTGATAGGAACATTATTTGTCTTGACTCGGTGAAGACAAGCCTCTGGTGTCGTGTCGTACAGCTGACAAAAATACCGAACCAGCGGATTCATTTGCTCAAAAGTAGGTAAAATTGCAGACAAAAGAACAGTATGCTTTGGCAAATATTTACAAATCTTGGCCATCATCTTGTTGGATTGTTCATCTGAAATAAACTCATCAATGTAGGCGATAAACGGATCTCCTAGTTCGTGGGAAGCCTTTAGCAGTTCATAACACGCTTCCAAATCTGCAACTACGATATCAGGATATTTACCCGTATTCTCTACATAGTATTTCCATTGCTCGGTAATCGAACCTTCCTTTTCATCGTCGTCTTGCTTGTAGACTTGTTTCCACTTGGAAGGGAAGCACCTCTTGTATGGACGAAGCAATACTTTTGCAACATTATTATCATCTCGAATCAAGGCGCTCATCCAAAGATGAATATCATCGCCAAGAAGTGCGGTACAAGCAATATCCTGATTGACAAGCTCGTTGGAACAAGCAAATAGAACCGTCTTTTGTCGCCTCATTTTGCAAATCTTTTGAGCCAATGGAACTGCCAAAAAAGATTTACCAGTACCCGTAGGCATTTGATTGCCCATTAGAATCGGTTCGTCAAGGGTAATGGCATTGGTAATCTTGTCCAACAGTTCTGTTTGCTCTTTATAAAGAGTAATCGACTTTTTGCGTTTATCGGCAGTAGACTCAATCAGCAAGACTGGATTTTGGAAAAGCAGAGTATACATGGACTCATTAATCTTGGCATTCATTGATTCACGCAAAGTCATAATGCCCTGATGCAAAGCTGGAATGGTGACCAATATATCTGATTCTGCGTCAATAATACGATTGAGACTGATAATCGCATCCAAAAGAATCAGAGAGTCAATGTTTGGCTTTTGAGCCACATAAAAATTCCAAATCACAATCATAATTACAAAAGTGATCTCCAATGAAAAATTCGTAGTCAGCGGGCGAAGAAACTTGTCGAAGCGAATGTTGAGCAAATCTTTTTTTATAATATCCTTTTCTACTTGGTTCATAATTTCTTCTTTTTTAGAAGGAGCCTTCTTGCCACCTCCGCCTCCCTTTTTCTTTTTATCTTGTGTTGGTGTAGCCGCCGCTACGGTAAATATTTGCTTCAAATCTGGAAAAAGTCCCAAGAGAACATCCAGGACAAGATCTCCCTTTTTCCAGTACTTGTCTCGTTCCTTGGTCTTGTCCATATAAGTGCTTTGAATAAGATGATGAAGTTTTTCCCAATTATCGGGCTTATTTTCAATAGTTTTCCAGTGGAATCCTTGTTTTGCGTTCATTTTTAAAATCTGTGGTTTATATAATAAATCTGTAAATTTTAAAAAGTTAGTTGATCAATTTTTAATTACAAGTTTAATGACAAGAAATAATTTAAGAAATTTCTGAAAGTATCAATTTTTAGATTTTTTCGGTAAAAGAAAATGCGGGAGTTTTTTCAAGCAAATTATCACTTTTGTGGATAATCGCATTGGTTCGCGTTGAAGTCAAAAATTCGTTCCATAATCGTAAAAATTCAGTGGAATCTTTGGTTTCAATATATTTGGACTTGTAATTTTCAACAAAGGAAATGGTCTGCTTATTTTTTTTAAACATTATAATTTTGTATTGAAATGCCTTTTGCAAATCATAAAACAAAATGATATCTTTGCCATCTTGTAATAATAAATGATAAAACTGTTCAAAGAAATGCGTACTCTGTGGAGATATAATAATTGTAGGATGAATAAGAACAATAATATCAAAATCATCCACAAGTTCCATACAGTCTAAAAATAATTTAGGCTCTGGTAATGTGTAACCGGATATAAATTGTAATTTTTTGAAAAATCCCGTATCTTGTGCTTTTTTATAGAGAGGAGGTTTTTTTTGCACATCATAAGTAACAAAAACAATATCTTCGACATGAAACTGACAAGGTCTCATATATTTGGCAATACTTGTAGGTAAAATCTTTTTCAAATTATGGTAAAATTCTCCGCCATAATGATAGGAAAACATGTCAATGTCCACTTGATTATTATGATAAAAAGGCTGTTGTAACATTTTTTGATACAGATTTTCATCTTTGTCAATTTTATCAATATAATCCATACAATCCTCAAAATTATCAAAATCATTAACATTGACAAAACTTTTTGTATTAAAATACTTTTTAATGTCGGGAGCGCCATAATAGATGGGTATACTTCTTTTAACCATCGGAACCCACAACTTTTCACTAATATAACCATCTATCGGCTGATTTTCAAAACTTATTACAAATTTATACTTGTTGTAAATATCAATATTATTTTGCCACCAGCCGTTTTTTGAATAGGAGGTGTTATAACATCTACCCAAATTGTCAACTCTTCCAGGAAATCGTTTGCACATTTTATAGTAAAATTGTTTTCGCTTAATCACTCCCAAATATCTCTCTTGACAATTAGAATACATGAAACAACAAAATTTCTTCTTTGGTGATACAACTTCGTCTTTCAGTTTTATAAGCACAGTAGGATCAACACCCACTTGTTTAAAACTATATACAAAATAAGGTAACAATATGTAGGGAGTATTTGCTGGTAAATCTGGTTTCGCTTTGGTAGTAATAATTACATCCGCTTCAATATTTTTCAATGGATTTGGCTCACCATCAATAACAATTATAAATCGACCTTGTAGTTTTTTCTTCCATTTCGACATGTCTTTTTCTGGATGTTGTGTATGATAAGTTACAATATATCCAATTTTATCGGTATCAAAATCACCAACAAATAACTGTTTATGATGCGTATTGACAAAAACATCTGCATTTGATAAATTACATAAAATTAATGGTTCTTTAACGGAATATAAACGATAAGATATATATAAAATTACAATCAATATCAAAGTTAAACATATTATTGTACAACCTGGCATTTTTTATTTTTATAAATTTTTAATTTTTTTATTAATAGATATGACTAGTTATTTTATTGAATGGAACAAGACAGACAGTGGAAATATTAATGCAAATAGTTTGTCTCTATTTTATAACGGTTTTGCACCTGTAAATCTAATCCAATCGCAAATCGGGTTTGTTCAAGAACAAAGATACAATTTGTGTGGTGAATGCGTAGACGGATCCTTTTTGTCTACTTCCACTTTTCCACCCAACATTTTTAGTAATACTTTATCTTATAGTCCTTTATATACTTGTAATTTTGAACAAGGTAAATTTTATTATCCCATCATTACCAACGACTTTTTAATTGGAAATCAAAACTATTCTTACCCTTTACAATTGTACAAGTATTATTTAGAGGTATCTGTTTGCCAAAAAATGTTTTATTATATTAGTACTTATTATATTTTAATTGATCCAGAATCGGGAACAGAATATGACCTTATATTGTTCTATCGACATGAAGTAAATCCTTGTAATCCGCCAATTAATTATAATTGGTCATTGGTTAAAATTCTTTATGCAGTTTCCAGTAATAGCTATACCAAGGTTGAAACATCCTTTTGTAGTATAAATACTTTAATTAGTACTTTATTTACAACTTTGGATCAACAAAAAACTTGTCAATTAATTGCCAAACCACTACAATTCCACTTTTTAACTCATTACATTTATCGTTTTGGATCAAATTATGGGTTGAATGGTTCAATCCCTTCGAATAATGGTCTCGTCGATACTTGTCAAAATCAATGTGAAAGTGGCTGTGAAAGCTGTCATTAAACAAGTTAATTACAAGTTTAGAATAAGTTGACGAATGTTTCCATTGGCGAAAACAATTAATTTGGAACCATTGTTTGAAGTGTATACCCCAGGAACATTATCATAATTACTTTTAAACACATTGGTATTAAAAGTTGTGGTGAGAAGGTTTTTGTCTAAATTTCTGACGGACGAAACGCTAATAGTTACATTGTTGCGAATCAAGTCAGAACTTGGGGCTTCATCTATAGAATTGATTGTGAAAAAGATACGATACGCTCTTTGACGAGTATCGTATGCGGTCAGAATTGCACTTCCGACGAATCCTTTAGAATTTCCAACCACTTCTCCAGTAGTGGTGAAACTGTTTAAAAAGTCAATTTTGTTGAAAGTCAAGTTAAGGGTGTTGTTGTTATTATTACAAGAACAAGTCATTATCTAATGATGGACAATATTTTGTAAAATTTGATCGAGTTTGATACGATCTTTTTCCTTCTTCATTTCAATTTCTTGCATCACTTCCAAATTGCCAATCGGATGACAAATCATGACTTCTTCTGGAAAGTTTTTTCGAAGTGAACCCACTTCATAAATATGCATTAACCCGGAACAATACCCATGGAATCCTTGCTCGCATAACCAATTGGCAAAAATAAAATCATTTTTAATAATACTATTTCTTACCAATGCATTAAATTGTATAGGATCTTGACTCCTGATGATTTTTTGAAAACATTTTTCCTTGTTGGAAATCTTTAATTCCAAGATTTTTGATAAAAACATGGATTTAATGACTGGATAAACCTTTGCATCAGAAACAAAGGTTTCACGAAGAATTTTATTTACATTTTCCAAATCATCCAATCGAAACAATTTTAAAGCCTGATTGGTTTTATAAATCGACAATAAGCCTTTTTGATTGGTTGGTAAATATTGATTTGCATTGCCTATTTCCAAGGCAAAATAAGTTGGTCGATCTTGTATGGAATTGTGTTTTTTTGAACCACGAAATAATAGAGTATTTGTAGGAACTATGCTCATTATTAGACAATTCTTAGTATCAACTTGATTTTGTCTCCAATCTTGTGGAATTATTTTTCCAAGGGTTCTTTTACAGCTTTCATAAAAGCCAATCACCATTGTTGCCAATACTTTGTTACCTTTTGTTCTCCCTGAAACAATTTTCTTGGAAAAATCGTGCAAATTTTTTTTATAAAACACTGGCAAGACATCAAAATTTAATTGTGACGGTTCACTACAAAATATATCAAGTTTGTCCATGCTATTTATTTTTTACAAAATTTTGTAAAAAAAAATATTGTATAAAAAGACAAAATGTCAACAAAACAACAAGCATACTGCATTACAATTTTAATATTGTCCATTGTCCATTTATTACTCTCTCTATTTGTCGCTTTTTCCTATTGTAAAAAAGACTCTGTGGTAGTTGCATTTGCAATTATTTCAAGTGCTGTCAACTTGGTAATCTTGATATTGGCTGCAATCACTCTACACATGTTTCGTAAAGAAAAGTATTTCAATTTATTATCAGGGACACCTTGTTCATCATCATTTCCCGGATGCAGTTGCACATGCCCAGCCCATAGTAATAATTGCAAATGTAAATAATTGAAAAATTTTTTTTTTTCCTTACATAAAAATCATGCACCATCAAAAACCAACCAAAGAACAAGCCTACTGCATTACTATTTTAGTATTGGCCATCGTTCATTTATTACTTTCTTTACTTGTAGCTTTTGCTTATTCTAAAAAGGACGCTGTCGTCTTTGCATTTGCACTCGTTTCTAGTGCCGTCAATTTGGTCATCTTGATCCTTGCTGCACTTACCCTACACAATCTGCCCAAATCGATGAAAAAACCTTAAGCACTATCAGCGGTGCTAGTCCAACTTTTCGAGCTGGAGCAATACTTCCAGACATTATCTTTATTCCATACATAGTCTGCCCAGCTTTTGTCCGAATTGTCGGAACACTGCTGCCAAACCTCGACCAGCTTTATACTCCTTTGCTTGTAGGCCTTTTTTGCAAGGTAAGCATCCCAGCTCTTATCCGACTTGTCCGAGCACTCCTGCCAGACTGACACCTTGGGAGCCTGCAGAGCCTCCTTCTCGGCGATCGTGAGCTTGTCGGGATTCTTGTTCTTGGCTGAATGGGCAAGATTTTTCCTATTGTGGGAGACGGCCGATGACAGTGCAAAAGAGAGCATTCTTTTGCCCGCGTGCGACACAACCTTTGTTTGTGAATCCATCTGTGGAAAATATAATATAAAAAAAGAATTAGTTTTTATTTCAAAAAAATGGAAATAAAAAGTCGAATTCAAGGTTGTCTGAAATTTTGCAGAAAAATAAAAAACCATCATTTTTTTCACCACAACCGACATGTAATAAAAATGAAAATGCTATTTGATTGTGATGCGTGTCAACAAAAAAAATCGATTGTGATTTGGAAAAAAATCTTGCCACAAGCCGGGTATATTTGTGATGATTGTTGGCTTTGTATTTTTAAACGATTAAAGCAATTGCACTTACGAAACTTGTGCAAGGACAAAAGTCGCCGTAATTGATAAATCATCATTATAAGGAAATACTTTGGTATATCCATCAAATTGTGAATCTGCCTGTGTTAAACTTTCATCATCCGTACACACTTTTGTAGAATTAAATGATTGTTCTTCGACATTTATCTCGAATTTTTTGGAATATTTAATCAAAGTTCCATTTGGCAAATAAACTGAAAATCTTAAATTTTCTGCTAAATTTAATTTCATACTAACCACTTGAGCTGAACGAACGACAACAAATTTAATTATATCTGGTGATCTTATATTGGCAATTGCGCACATGAAAGTGGATGAATTCGCGAATGGATTGTTAGACCAAATCGTCCCAATATTGTTGGTACCGCTTCGTCCATCAACATTGGTACTTGTAATATTACCAAATGAAACCAATACATATGGATAATCAGCAAGTAAAAATTTCGTTCCACAAATAGGCAAATTGGGAAGCGTTATACTAGACAGTCGAACTTTGTAGCAGGATTGAACAGTATTCGATAAAGGCATCGCTAGATTTGGATAAAAGGAAAAATATTGTATGCACCCTATTCGGTTATAAATTAGTTGTGAATCTAAATTAATAAAAATATCATCAAGATTCAAAAATGGTGGATTCTCCATATAGATAATATCATATTGAACTTTGGTAATGACCGAATAAAAAGGTACGGCGAGGAAAAAATTGACAAAATATACCATGAAATTTTTGTGATCTAGGAATTGTGCATTACTGTTTACTTTGACACAGAAAGAAGTCGCAGTGCAAAGAATTGTTAAGATTTGACTAGGATCACCAATTTTTTCAAATTTGTATTCATTATAGGTAGAAATATCATTTCCAGGATTTTGCACAATATAGATTATTTCATCTCGTAAAATTTTATAAACTTGCAAAACCATTTTTCGAGGGCCTCCATTAAATAATGCATTCTTATTAATTACAAAATAATCATCTTGATGTTGAAACACTGGATCTAAACTACTTCCATAAATACTTTGAAAAAGATCTCCGACTTGTACTTGGCTAGTTAAAAAATTGCTGGATACTACTTTGAAATCTTTCAAACCAATGGGAAACATGTCCAATACAGTAAAGGAAATATTCGTGACTCGTTCTTTGGAGGGTCTGTTATTTAGTACAATGATATAATCTCCCACAGAAACTGTATAAGCAATACCATTTTTATTTGAAATTGGATTAAATGTAATATTTCGAAAAGGCTTATCAACCGACAATATATTTGTTTCCAAACCAGTCGTTAAATTAAAAATCGCTGAATTGTTGTCAATACCATCATTTAAATAATAGCCAACATTGGGTATTTGATTAAAAATAGAATATCCATTAATCAACAAATTATTTCCCAAAGTCAGGGAAGGATTAATAATGACGCAATTACCTGTCGTATCACTGGTAATGGAATTCTTTAGAACTAGAGTAAATTGATCACCAGTACGAAAACTCATGGTGACCGCAGAGGAATATTTTGTAACTGTGTCTTGAACAATGTATCCAATAAAATAATTTTGCGATGTCGTAGAGTAAACATGCATATAGCATTGCAGATTGGGTACTTGACATATATTGATAACAATCGAATTATTCGAATAGTTGGTATAGGGAATGATTGGTGAATTTTTAAAAAAATAAAATGAAAAAATGACTTGATTATCAGTCAAAAAGCAACCACGACCGTCGTATAATATTGTATTGGGTGGTGGGGTTCCATTAATCTCAATTGTATAACTGGAAGGATTCGGGTATAAAGCTCGATTTCTAAAATTTGAATCTAAATGTATAATCATATGTTTTGTAATAATGAATTTCTTTTTTAAACCCGTTGAATTTTTTAAAAATATTTTAGAAATTAAAATGATGCAAACCTACACCGGTAATAATTGGATGTCTCCTTTTGGTACGCAGATTAATTGTATTAATTCAATTGATGCAGAGTGTAAAAGGGGGCTGACATTAGAACAATGTATGAAAAAGTGTGAAGATAGCGATCAATGTAATGTAGGATATTTTATTGAAACGGATCGACCTGGAGCCAATCAACCTAGTTACTGTGTGCCTTTGTCAAGTTATTCTTGGGGAAATCAAAATATTTTTGATATTTTGTTTAGTAATCAAAATCCAACGAATCTTTCAACAACGCACGGTATTAAATATACTTTATTTTATAATGATAAGAAGTTTATTCCTACCAATAACTTGCCATCGAATTATGACAAATTTCTATTTTCAATGTCTAATATATATCTCAAATATGGTTCACGAAGGCCGCGATATATGACAGAAAGTCTGCGTTTTGTAAGAGATAAAAAGGACGCGCTTGTCATCAAAGTTACCAAGGTTGACCGTGTTTTTGTAACCACGGGAATTCGATTAACCAAAGATACAAATATTTGCTTTTTTCAATATAATTTCTTGGTTGTGTTACAGGTAACGAAAGAAAATAAAATAATTTGGGAGTCTGTACAACCTTTAAAGACTATATTTCAAATTTTGGATAAAGATAAAAAAAAATCGACAAGCTTTTTAAATTCGAATGAAAAAATTTATTTAAAGCATGAAAACATGTTTCTGTGTGTAAAAAATAATAAATTAGCATTGTCAAAAAAAGCTCCAAAACATCTTTGGCAGTTAGAAATTGTCAATGTTCAAGATCCGAATAAAGGTAGAAAAATTTATTCAAGAACGAATGATTTTTATTGTAGAAATTTTGAATGCAAGAAACCAATTGTTCCCTTGAAAAGAAATTATGTTTGGATTGTCGCAATTGTCTTGATGATATTACTTATTCTAACGGGATTGATCTTATTACTGATGCGAACAGCGCAAGGATTGTAAGAACAAGTAAAAAACTTAATATACATATAAATACAATTTTTATAAAATTCGATTTTTTGCTTGGTCCTTCTAACAATTTTGCAATTGGATTGATATTAGATTGAATATAAATGTTTCGTAGTTCCAACTTGTCAACATTATGATATACACACTCCAATAAGGAAGGATAATCTGTTGCGCTATCACTTGGTACACAAATATTTTCTGCATTTGGTTTCCAATATAATTCTTTTGGTTTTTCTTTAAAAACATAGATAAAAATATACCGACTTGGAATTTTAATGTCATAAAAAGGTACATCTTGATTCTTTTTAAACGGTAAAAAATTCATATAATCATTGTCAGAATCATTTGCTGATACATCATCAACTAAAACAACATCTTGTATGACACGCAAACGATTTCTTTTTATACACAACAAATTGGTTCCGGGTATTGAATATTGGTAAGTCAAGAAACTAAAACCTTGATAGGTTTGATGGATATCCAATTCAACGGGAACATTTACAATAGAAAAAACACCAACCGTATTGAACGGATATTTCAAATTGTGAAATAAATAAAGCCACGAAAATCCTCTGGACAAATTATTGACATAGCGTGGATTAAATACCCAAATTGTTTGTCGTAGTTTAAAATCTTTTTTAATTTGAGCGTATTGATCATCAGGGAC